TATGTCCGAAGGTGAAGGTGGGCCGACTCGCCCCTTGTCCCAGGCCGATGATGCGCACGCCCGCTATGTCGAGCACCACCTTGGCGCCGGTCGTGCTGTAGGTCTCGGCATGGCCTGGTAGCACGTAGATCACGTCTCCGTTCGAGGCCGTGCAGGCCCCGATGGCATAGTCCAGAGTCAAGAAGGGCTTGGCCACTGTCAGGCCATAGCCCCCCAGGTCGGCCCCGTCCGCGTTGCCCGAGTCCACGAAGAAGGAATTGCCAGTGGTCACGAAACCGACCGGCGCCCCGCCCAACTGAAACAGCATATCTGCGAAAGCCGTCATGTTTTACTCTCCTCCGGCTTAGCGGCCGGAATTCTCAGAGATCGGCGGCGCGCGCGGGGGGCTGGCATTGATACAAGGTTGATCCCTTGCTGGGCAGCATTCATGTCGGCGCCCTCCAGCGCCGCCAAGTATGCCCGCAGCTCGGCCAACCGGCATTCTCGCCGCGCCACTACCCCGCGCAGCCGCCGAATCTCGCTGATCTTGTCGAAGACGTTGTCGGCCATGCTGGCCCTCGCCTAACCTTCCACGAAGGTCAACGCGATGTCTACGTCACTGGCGCTAGCGTGCGTGTAGGTCAGCAATAGCACCGTGTCTTTCAGGATGTGCGGGCACTCGGCCGTGTCGGGGTTGAGTGCCCCATCGAAATCGCCACGGTCCTTGGTCACCGCGGTAGCATTTGCGCCAGGCGTGAACGTCTTGATGTAGCCGTCCGTATCGGCGGCGGTGCCGACGATCAGGGCCGATGTCACGTTGGCCGTGCCGTTGGTGTCCAGTTGCACCAAAGTCGCATTACACGGCATCTTGTAGCGGATGACGGCATCCCCCGTCAACGTGCCATGAATGTGCCACGGAACCACGAATCGAAAACCGTCCATGTGTCAAACTCCTTATGTCTTGTTACTCTATGCTGCCCCGCCTCAGGCACGGGGCCGTTTATACACAGTGTACTTTCCTGCATCAGGCCACCCGTCGTTAGGAGACGTTTGACTTGAAAAGTCCGCGCCAGTCCATCGGCCCCACGGCATAGAACCAGCGCACCTTGATCGGCATCACATCGTTGGAGAACATCAGGCCACTGTTCGGGGAGGCCACCGAGAAGATCTCCGGCACCTGTCCGAAACGGTAGCCAATGCCAATGGTCGGGTACATCAGCGGGTCGGCCACAGCCGCCCAGTTGTTCGTGTCGGTCCAGAAGTCGACGATGATGATCTTGCGCCGGGCTGCCGCCATGCGCGCATCTCTCGTACTGCCTTCTGCCTCTGTGTTGACATCGTTGTTGGCCCCACCCGGCATGTTCTCGCTGGCCAATACGATCAACGCAGTTTGCTCCATGTCCGGCGGAATCAGCAGGAACTTCAGCGCGGTCAGACCGCCCAGGCGCTCACCACTATTGACTTCCGCCTGCTTGCGCATGGCCAGCTTGACAGCCGCCAGAGAAGTAGGCGAAAGAGCCGCCGTCAGCAGGTTAGCATGACCGCCCGGCGTGGCCACCGCAGTGGCGTTGAAGAGCGTGCCGTTGTCGGCCATGGTCGGCCCGAGCCCGCTGGCCGAGGTGAAGATAGCCGACACGCTGCGCCCCAGAGTCAGCCAGGCTGCTTGCGCCAGAGCTTGCGGCGCCGTCCGCAGCCGGCCGACATCATCATTGTCCATCGCTTCCAGGGTAATGCCCAGGTAGCCGCCCTTTTTCACCCAGCTCGCGGTTTCCTTGCTGTCGTCCCAAGCCAGCTCGGTGTAGGCCTGCCCCTCGGCGACGGTTGGCAAGGCGCCGATGCCGCCCAGGGTGATCCACTGCACGGTCTGCAAGTTGTTGAAGTTGTCGCTGCGGCAGAACGCTTCCCACCAGCGCGGGTATTGCTGGAACGTGTTGACCACCGACTTGTTCAGCACGTTGGCCACGATGTTGGCCATCGTGGTTGAGGTGACCGACGCCAGGCTGACGTTCTCCGGCTGGAACATGCCGGTCATGGCATAGTCGCCGGACAGCAGGAGGTAGGCCTCGCGCACGCCGGAGAGCGGCCGCACGCCCTTATTCGGCGCGCGCCCTTCGATCAAGGCGCTCAAGGCCTCGGTGATGCGGTCCAACGAGTCCTGCATCCCGGTCACGCGCGCTTCCACGTTCTGCACCGTGCGCTGCGCTTCGAGTGCGGCCCAGGCACCCTGCGCGTGCTCGATGGCCGCGTCCAACTCAGCCACCCGCCAACCCGGGCGCAAGGATGCGCGCACCAGGCTTTGCAGATGGTCGGGCAACCGGCTGCCCGCCAGTTTCGCATCCAACACGGCCTCACGCTGAGCCGCCAGAAGCTCAGCGGTCTCCACGGCTGGCACTGCGACCAGCTCTGTCATTTCGATTTCCATCTTTCTACCTCCGAAATATGGTCGCCGTTCCGCCGCCAGTTGCGCCAGAAGGCCCCGAATGCCTGTGCCGGCCACCGCCGGCGTGTTGACCGCGCTCACCTCGCGCCCCGTCGGCTCCTCGAAGATCAGCTCCGCGAAGCGATCCGGCTGGCCGTCCTTGCCTTTCACGCGGTCGCCCGGCCAGTGAAAGCAACCTTCACTGAACCAGCGGGTGCCGCAGATGCTGCACGTGATGTCACTGTAGCCCCAGGAGATCGAGAAGCGGTCGATCTGGCGATTCAACAAGGCCTCAATAGCCCGGGGCGCCGTCAACGTCACATCCTGCACGAAAGTCTTGTCTTCCAACCACGATCCCGCGATGATGCCTCCGCGTGCGTCCAGTTCGCCGTCGTTGTGGTCGCGCAGGAAGGGTGCCCCGGCGTAGGAGTCGGCGAAGTATGGCAGATCCTCATCGCGAAAGCGCAGAAAGTTTTTGTTCGGGTAGAGCGCCTTGAACGTCTCAGCCCGGAACGACAGTTCATCGAGATCGCCGGCCGCCAACTGCTTGCGCAACTCCCGTCGACGCGCCGGCGTCAACGCGCCGTAGGCGTCGGTGCCCGGTGTGCGCACGGCCAGCGAGGACATGAACGGCTCGCTCCATAACGCCGCGGCCACCGGCTGACCTCCTATAGAGTACCCAGCCCGCCCCGGCTGCGCCCCCGGCCCGACCGGCATGGCCGGGGCAGGCAAGCGCTCGCCGCGTTTATACACAGTGTCCTTTCCTGGAACCGGGCTCTCCTCGAGCGCAGCGGCTTGCTTCGGCTGGGCTCGATTCGGAGAATCGTCGCTGCGCTGCCGGTAATGCTCGAGCACCGCCTCCGCCTCCGTGCGGCACTCCGCTGAGATGTCCGCCTGCGGCAAGTGCTGTGCCGCCGTCGTCAGGCCGGAAGAGATCGCCTGCAGCTCGCCATCCACCACATCGGCGAACGGCAGCTTATACGATCCGCGCAGCGCGGGCGCCTCCGTGTCTTGCACCAGGAAGGCCTGCCGCGCCTTGTCCAGGTCCGGCGCATCATCCCAGCCCGCCCAAGCGAAGATGCGCCCCTGGGCCGCCGCGCCATCCCATGCGCCGCGTATCGTAATAGGCAGATCTCTGTCTGCCCCGCACTGCCAGGTCGCCATCGTTAATCTCCTCTCATTATTTCCTACCTAAAATGCAAAACGCCCCACGCTGGGGCGCTGTCTGCACTCTAGCTGAGGCGTTCGTGACGCTCTACATTATGCGGTTGTTAGGTCGTCCTGGTTTATTGAGATTGAAGTTTCTCAAACCTCCTTAGGGCAGTGAAGTAAAATTACACCACCGTATCGTATCGAGACTATGGGTTCCGTTTGGACCCTGCGCAGGGCTTCCTCCAGGAGCGATGCTCGATGTACGGTAAGTTTGTATTTTCTAGTTTTCGCTTCTCTACCGTATGACGCCCGTTCAATTCCAATCATGTCGTGATTGACAGAGACTATGCGATATTCTTTTATACACAGTGTACTTTCCTGCCCCTTGGCCGCGGCACTAACCTCGCAATGCCTAATGCTGTTGTCGCTCACCGTCGCTCTCCTCTGCGCTCTCAGGCGCTTTGAACTGTCTCAGGTCCACCACTGTCTTGATGTTGCGCTGTTGAATCTCGATTATATCCCGTTGCGGGTCATAGCGAAATAGCAACTTTCTAGTGCGCGGCTCTCGAATATCAATCCAACCCATGCCGTCACTTGCGCGCCTTCCCCCGCTTGCGTTTTATGCCTGCCTTATGCATGGCAATGGCGATGCTTTGCCGCTGCGATCGGCCGGTATGTACCAAATGCGCTATATTTGCACTAATTGCAGCTTTTGATTTTCCCTTGCGTAATGGCATTATCAACTCCCGTTCCCGCCCGCCGTGGGCACTCTGGACCCCCACGCCCCGTCCGTGCCCATCCGAGCACCACTCCCCACTGGCTGCCCCAATGGCGCCGACTGCCCTGGCGTGCCATCGACTACGCCCGCACTCTCGGCCAGGATCTGCTCGATCTCCTTCTCATCCAACTGCTCGCCGGCGAACTCTAGCACCAGGCGCAGCACCATCTTCTGCCAGGTTGGGCCGCGCAGCCCCTGCGCATTTACCTTCTCCAAGGCCGTCGCCAGTTTCACCCCGGCGTCGGCCAGGGCCTTGTTGTCCTCCGGCGCGATGTCTGGCAACGCCACGGCGATGTCCGAGAGCGTCTTCGGCAGGCCCCGCCGCAGGCCCAGGCGCACCGCTCGGTTGTAAGCCGTGATCGCCGTCTGCGCCAGCAGGAAGCCGAAGTAGCCTTGGCGGCCGCGCATGAAGCGCTGCCGTTGCTCGCCCATGGCCGCGGCGGTGGCCAAGTTAGCGCCCTCCGCTTCACCCAGGTCGGCCAGTCCAATGCCCGGCCCGCCGGCCACGATCATCCAGCGGATCGCCCGCCCGTCAGCCTGCGCATCGCCGGCTTCGATGGATGGTGTCACCGCTTCCCAAGTCTCAGTCTCCGCTTTGACGACCACCGTGCCCGGCTCGGGCGGCGTGCGATACTTAGTCGCGGTGGCCGTCACCTGGCCGGTAGGCACCGTCACCATCCACAGGAAAGCTCGGATGGCAGCATTGAGCCTGACCCGATCTTCAAGCCAGCGGTTATAACGCCGTAACCAGGCCAATACCGGCGCCAGATCCGATTCACCGCGCACGCAACCTACCGGTCGATTGACCGCGAAGTGCAGCACTACGGCAGGATACGAGCCATCAGGGTTGGGGTTGTCGGCATCGGGATGCTCAGGCGACAACCAGGTGCGCCCGCCAGCAGCATAGTCTGGATCGCCCATAGGCACGGTCTCATGGTAACTCAACTCTACCGTATAGTCGCCCGGCCGCGTCTGCACCTTGTCGAACACCAGCGCTGGCAGGGCGCGCACATAACTCATGCCGTCCGCGATGTTCAGGTGCAGCGACAGAAACAACTCGCCGTCGCGCGTCAGTGTGTCGCACCAGGTGGTCTGCGCCAGGTCGAACAGGTTTAGCGGGTCGTGGGTGAACTCAGTCAGGAACTTGGCGAGCGGCTTGTACTTGGTTGCCAGTTGGACGCCATCGGAGATGACGTAGCAGGTAATCAAGTTGACGAAACGGCGCGCCAGCGGGTTCTTGCGCCAGACGTCCAGGGTATCGGTAAACTGCTGTGAGAGATCGTACCAGGTGGGGTCCAGGGCCGTGCCGGCCGTCATCTCCAGCATCCCCACGCCAGCGCCTGTCAGGCCATCGTTGGCCCGGCCCGGCTCAATTGGATTGACCGCCACAAGCTGGGCCCAGGCCCGCCGAATGCGCTCGATCAGCCGCGCCGCCATACTCTTATACACAGTGTGCTTTCCTGCAGCCATTGACCGGCTGTTCCTCAATTCTGTGAATCGCGGCGCTTAGGCGCAATTCCTCGGCGCGGCATCTGGCCGCCTCTGCGCGCAATGCGGCCATCCCGGCTGCATCCCCCACGATGGCAAAGTTCATGCCGGGCTGCCAATACAGTACCGCATAGTCAAGATCTAGCCCGCTGCCGTCCATCACCACTCCTGCCCAGCCTCATCCGCCAGCACATCCCGCGGCAGAATCAGCACACTCTCGCCGTCCCCGAAGGAGCCCCAGCGCAGAGCCGCCAGCGCCAGCACATGCGCGATGGCCCGATCGTCATGCTGGCCCGCTGGCGCCGCCAGGCTGGAGCCCTCGATGCCCGCCAGCTGCGCCAGCGTCGCGCGGTCGTAGATCATGGTCGCCCCAGCGCGCAACATGTCCGCCGCGTGGTCAAAAGCCAACGGCTTGCTGGCGCCCGTGGTCGACCAGCCGGGCTTACCATCCAGGCCCGTCAGGCAACGCACGTCCGAGAACTCGCGCAGCCACAGCAGCACCGCGTGACCGTGATTGTTGCGCTCCACCAACGCCGGCGCGCCGGCAAAGTACGTGCTCATCTGGGCGATGTGACCAGCAAATACCGCCGGATCGAAGCGCCCGCCCAACACCGCCACCTGCTCGCCCGTGCAGACATCCACCACACTAGCCGCGCTTTCATCCGACTGCGGATTACCCTCCGCTGGATCCGCGCCGATCACATACTGTCGCCCACGTACTGGCAGCACAAACACCGTCAGACCCAGGATGGCCGGCCCGTCGGCCATGTCGATGGCTCGCCTTGTGCCATCGGCTGCTTGCAGCCAGGCCGCCGGGAAGCGCTTGTCCAGCGACCGAGGCGCCAGCGCCTCGAAGTCGCTCGCCGGGTACTCTTGAAAAAGATCGTCCTTCGCCCCCGTGCGGGCTAACACGTCCCGCTCCTGCTCCGCATACCAGGCAGCATCCCGCTCCGGGCGCGCCTGCCAGGGCAGAAACACCGGCGTCCAGTCATTCGCGCCGGCCAGCGCGCCGCGGTAGATGCGCTTGAAAGCCGACTCGGGCGCGCTCTTGTCGGCCGTCGACACCAGGATCAGCCAGCCGCCGGCATCCACCGTCGGCTTGACGGCATTGAGCAGCGCGTCCAGATCCTCGGTGTGATCCGCCTCGTCCACGATGGCTAGGGTCGCCGTGTAAGAGCGGCCGCCGGTGGTCGGGAACGCCTTGCAGCTCGAACCGTTGGATAGCGCCCACTCGTGCGCACTGCTCGCCGTGGTCAGTAGTCCATGGCGCAAGAATGCCGGCAGGCGGTCGAACATGCCGCGCAGCATCTTGTCGCCCAGCAGGTATTTGGCTTCCTCGTCGCGCAACGAGAAGATCAACACGGCGGCCTGCGGGCGAAAGATCATCAGCCAGAGCGCGAAACCCAGCGCCAACCGGGTCACTCCGAGTTGCCGCGCCTTCAGCACCACCACCAGGTGGTGGTCCTGGAAGACACGCACCGTCTGCTTCTGTGCCGGCCACAGGTGAAACGGCAGCCACGCGCGCCGGTTGGCGTCGTAGATCTGGCAGTAATGATCCAGGAAATAGACCGGATCACGCCGGCACTCGGCTAACTCCTCAATCTGTTCGGTCTGGATCATCGTTCGGGCGCGCGAGTCTCGCCCGGTCAACCCGGTCCATAGCAGCGATGATGTCGGCAACGGGGAGGAGATCGCTTCCATCGGCTCCTGTCACTTCGGCACGTATCGTGGCTGGTCCATCGACATGCGTATAAATCCACTTCACCAGAGCCAGCCAATCCTCTGGCGCCAACTGCAACGAAGGCCCGTTGGGCATTGGGATCTGCCCAGTGGTGATGGCTTGCCAAAGCGCCTGAGCCAGCCAACGTTTGCCACTGATGCTCTTGCCCTGCACCGCGATAGTTTTGTTGCCAGCCTGGGCCAACAACTCAGTGAGAGCACGGCATTTCGGCGCTCGTCCATTGGGATTGCCGCTTACCCCTGGTTTCCACGTCCCCGGTCTTCCCACCTGCACTCACCTGCAATTCAGGTACCACGCTAACTTTGACTACCGTTCCCCACCGCTTGCATTCCATCAGGTAAGCAGCAACTAGCACACTATCTTCCGAAAGATCAAAGGTGATTCTGATGCCTTGATCTGCCAGCGTCGCCACGCGGGCGACTGTCGCAAGTATCTCTACACCATCCGTCAAAACCACTTCATCTCCCCATCGTTAATCTCATGAACACCAAGATACGCCATGAATAACATCTAGGATGGTAGACGGATGAACGCCATATTCCCTGGCTAATCTATGACTGTCATAGATTCCACGGACATATTTGTGGCGTATCTCACCGGCTTTATCCATATCCAACTTGTATCGTTTCTGGCACGCCATCAGGCCAATACTCTTAGCGTGAATATAGTTCTCAAGATTTGTCACAACCTCAAGGTTGCTCACCCAATTGTGGGTTTTTACTCCGTCCTTGTGGTTGATCTGATGATCAGCACCAATCGGCCCGATGAAGGCCAAAACAACAAGCCTATGGACAAAGACCTTTTTGGCATATCCGCCTGATGCCAACCCAACCCGTAGATAACCCTTGTGTTCTGCCCATGCCTTCAGAGTTTTCCATTCACATGTTCTCCGCCAGTGGCGTACGTTGCCTTGATCGCTTACCTCATATCCCTCAAAGCCGACAATAGGATGCCAAATCTCTGCCATGTCTGCATCTCCCTTCAGATGCCCCTTATCTCAGGCTCCGTCAGGCGGTAAGGGATACCGCTTTTCATCCCGTCGAATTAGACGGAGCCGTCCTAACCCCACCCACTCACCCCGCTCGGATGGTCCTGCGACCTCGGCCTGAGCCTGCCCGAGCCTCCGACTGACCTATACGCTTGTAATCCCCCTGTGGGCCAGAGGCTGCCGCCCGACAGCCCCCAGCCCGTGCAAAGGAGGAGGAGCACCCTACCCCCGGGGTAGGCACATTTACCAGCGATGCCAGAAAAGCTCTCGCACAAAACCTTTTCGATCGTAGCCGCGTGTCGTGAAACGATCTCCGATGGGCGTAGTGAGTTGATTCACCCCGAGCGCGGCTGCGAACAGCACGAAGGCATTGAATCCTGCCACCACCCAGCGCGTCCAGTCATTTCCGCCAATGAAGGCTCCGAGATAGGCCAAGA